TAATGCAACCCTTACTAAAATTTTACCTGTTTACTGAAGTAAAGGGTTCTAGCTTCTTCATAATCGTACATACATTCTTGTGGGTTGTAATCTTGTGTTTTTATTCCATCTGGTGTTATATAAATTACCCTGCATGACCATAAATTTACACCTGGATAGTTTTGATATAACAAAGAAACATATCCACCCATCTGTAACCTATGGTTTTTCTTCTTATAAACCTCTTGTGTTTTAAAATCTGCAAGACATAACATACCTGTATCTTTATGCTGTAGTATCACATCACAACTACCTGCAATATCTCTTTTTCTATCTACCATACGCAGTTCATTAGCTACACAATCCCATGTTTCCCACATTCTGTAGTTAATTAAATGTTCTATCCAATGTGCATAATCTTTTGCATAGGCTAGTGCTAATGTTTTATCTTTTGTTTCGCACCATATTTGTACTGCTTCATGTATAGCTGTACCCCTTATTGCAGCTTTTTCCATTTCTTTACTAACGTATGTATTTTCTTTAATTACTTCAGAAACAGAACGTGCTACATATTTTTTGCGTTTTAAATCGTAATATTTATGGGGTTCTGGTAAAAACTGCAGAAAAGGGTCTTGTACT